GCTTAGCAACGAACTACTGCAACCGGAGCTCAAACTAAGGGGCCTGCAAGTGTATTTGCTCACATCGCGACAAACGTGGCCTATGCGTGGTGATCGCCCTCGGCTCTTAGGAGTGGCGAGAGCATCGGAACGTGTGCCGACGCGACGGCGCCCGACTGTCGAATCGGTACCGGGTCCGACGGTCTGCTCGCCGAGCTATGCAATGGGATGTTTGCCCGAAACGGCGCAACCCGCTCGGCACGTCAGTGCGGTTACCAGCGGTGATTCGACCCATCACCCCTCGCGCTGTCGATAGTGTCGCCGTTTGTCTCGTTGCTGCGCAGTGTTTGGGTGGTAGCCTGCGGCCCATATTCGGACATTGCTGCGGCACCAAGTGCCTCCGCCGAAGGCGCTTCGGGAGTACGAAGAGATATGCCCGGGTGCCGCCGATCGAGTGCTCCGGATGGCGATGGGTTGCAGTGCAGGCGATTCGCGAACGGCGAAAAGGGGGGAACCGCCGAAGAGGTCAGGATGTTGTTCTCGATGCGCATGCGGATGCCGTTGCCATCCCAGGAGCCATCGGGGTTGCGGCCCATACGCGCCCACAGATCGTTGGCCGCGCCCTCGGGCAGCGACCACTCCTGGAACGACCCGATGACCATCGAGACGACCTGGTTGTTGGTGGCGGTCTGGAAGTCCTTGTAGGGCCCGGCCACCACCTCGCGGGTGTCGGTGATCAGCCAGTCGTCGGGGTCATCTTTCCAGCGGGCCTGCGACCCGTCGGCGTAGATGAACCCACCACCCTCTTCGGTGCAGCACAGCGGCCAGTTCTCACCCAGGTCGCCGTCAGCCTCGGTGTCGTAGTTGAACGTCTCCGTGGTGTCCTCGTAGGAGAACGCGAACGAGTCGGTTTCCGGGTAGGTGCGCCAGAACCCGTTGTCGGCGCGCAGGACCAAGGTCAGCTCCTGCGTGCACGATTCGCCGATGTTGCTCACGTCCGGGGGCGCCTTGAACCACCGCACATCCGACCACCAGCGGCCCGTATCGAGGTCGATGAACGACAGCTCGCTCGTGCGCTTCTTGTCGATCGAGGCGATGATGAGGCGGCACAGCTTGCGGCAGTGCTGCGGGTCGCGGCCACGCACCAGCAGTTTGATCTCAACCTCGGTGGGGCCCTGCAGCGCGTCGACGAACGTCACGCCATCCTGGGAGGCGCCCTTCTGGTCGATGGTGTCCCACGGCGCGATCAGACCCTTGAGCCCGTTTTTCTTGACCATCACGCACTCGGGTGCGGTGAACTTGTCGGGAATCGCCTTGCCGCCGAGGACCGAGAAACTGTTCGCCCCGTCGTAGGACCACAGCGTCACCAACGGGTGCCGACCCTTGAGGTGGTAGTAGGCAGCGTGAGGCGTGAGCGTCCCCTGTGGATAGTGGGTCATCGTTGCCCCGCAGGGGCGTTCTGGACTTCGAGGTGCCGCGTGATGTCAGCGCCGGCGCGGTCCTCGGTGGCCTGATGGTTGTGGTACTCGAGGTTGATCGGCTGGCCGGGCTGCTGCTGGCCCGGCTGACCAGGCTGAGCCGGGTTCGGGTTCGGCGGGGCTTGCTGCCCGGCGGTGTTTGGCAGCGCAGGCCGCGCACCGGCGAAACCGGATGCGACCTTGCCGAACCACGAATTGCCGATGTTGCCCAGTGGCGAGCCCGACGGCAGAAATGTCTCCATGAGACCCGAGACGCCGATGCCGGCGAGCTGGCCCGCATAGCCGATCGCGCGGTTGGCGAGCTTGATGCCGATCTGCGCGGCCTGAGATGCACCGGGGGCCAATAGATCCAGGCCCTGGGTCGCGGTCATGATCGCGTCCATCGGCAGGCCCGACACGCCCTGGAAGCCGCCACCACCCTGCGCGGGGAACGCGCTGCCACCCACTGGGGTGTTGAGCGCGAACGGGGCCGCCTGCGGACCACCCTGGCCCATGAATGGCAACGTGCCGCCGCCACCGGAGACTGGGGGCAGGCTCGAGGGGGTGGTCGCCGGTGTGGCCGGATTGTTCAGCGCTGGGTTCGTGTTCGCCGGGCTGTAGATATCCGCTGCGGTCGACGGAGACGCCGACGCGGTCGACGGGTACACGGTGACGCTCGGCGCAGCAGGGATGGTGGGTACTGATGCAGACCCGGCAACCGCGGGGCGATAGTAGTGCGACGTAAAGGCCGGGTCATCGGCACCGGTCCCGCCGATGCCCCGACGGGCAGCCGCCGAGTCGCTACCCCAGTTGAATGGCGTGCCACCAGGCAGCGTCGCCTGCATGTGGCTGGCGTTGAATCCCACCCGGAAGTCGCCGGGGCCACCGGCGCCCGGCAGGAAGCCGCGCTCGCGCAGCCACTCGTCCGCGTTGTGTGTCGACAGAGACCGGCCACCGGTGGGGCGGCCGTCGAGCAGGTTGACGAGATCCTCGACCGCGCTGGAGCAGTCGGCGATGCCTTGTGTCAGGTCGGCGATTCCGGTCTGCGAGTAGCGGCCTGCCGGGACGTTGGCCAGCAGCGCCGCATCGCCCGGGTATCCGCCAGCGGCGTATCCCGCCGGGTAGCCGTAGCCCTGCTGCGCGTACTGCGATTGGGTGTACTGCGGGCCGAACGCGCCCTGCGCACCGAGGATGCCGAGGATGCCGTGCCCGCCTTGGATCGGGTTGGCCGCGCTGATCGCCGACAGCGGGCCCAGTAGCGGCGCCGCGGCCAAGCTGGCGACGAATCGCACGAGGTTGTCGGCGAGTCCGGGCAGACCCTCGGAGATGCCGAGGTCGTTGTCGAGCGCCGCCCCGATGTCGTCCATGCCCTTCGAGAAGCCCTTGGCGGCGTTCTCCATCTTCTTCCAGGTGCCCTGCTGCGCCTCGGACAGCCGCATTTGCGCTGAGACATACTGACGTTCGGCCATCGTGACCTGCTGGCGCGCGGTGGCCAGCTGCTGAGCGGTGGCGTTGCCCTCGGCTTCGAGCTCCAGCACGCGGATACGCGCCGACTCGACGCTGTTGCGCGCCGACAACACCGACGTCTCGGCGTCGTACACGCGTTGTGGGTCGACCTCGTAGTAGCCCATGCCGCCACCAGCGCCGGGCATCGGCGCGCCGGGCGCACCTGCCACGGCGGGCATGGGAATCGCACCAGGAACCGGGATCGCATCGACCGAGTACTGCGACGGATCGAACGACGGCTTGGCCGAATCGGTCCTGCCCGCGTCGGCGACCTGCTGCTGCGCCTGGTCGTACGGCATGCCAGGGCCGCGCTCAGGCGAATCCGGCGGAGGCGGACCGAGCGGGATCGTCGGCTGAGCTGGAATCGGCGCGTTGATGCGCGGGTCCACCAACCCGGGGCCGGTCAGCCCAGGAGTGAGGAACGGGGGCAACGCACTATCCGAGGGCACCTGCACGCCGTCGCCGTTGAGGCCCGGGCCCTGCACTGGTGGTCCATAAATGCCGCTGTCACCGAGGCTCTGCCCCGGCGCTGGCGGTGGCGGCGGTGGTGGCTGCTCGAACGGCGCATTGAGGAACCCGGGCAGGGTCTGGCTGAAGAACGTGCCGATGGCCGAGTCGGCCAGCCACTCCTTGAACTTTCGGAAGGTCTCATCGATGTTTCGGCCGAGGGTGTCCCAACCGTCGGCGTGCCGCTGCAGCGCCCCCGTCGCTTCATCCGTCTTGCCGGCGACATTGCCCAATTCATTGGCGGCAGAAGGCAGATCAAGATTCTTGATCGCGTCGCCGACATCCTCCCACTTGGTTTTGAACAGGTCGAGCCCGATGCGTTCCTGTTCCATCGGGTCCTTGACCGATGCCAGGGCATCCAGCACGGCGCCGAACGCTGCTCGTGCGGTGGGGCCACCTTCAGCGAACTTTCGTCCCAGTTCTTCTGCGTCGAAACCCAATGCGGTGAGGGCGGTCTTGGTAGTGTCCGAGTTGTCAACCACGGTGATGGCGAACTCTTTCAGCGCGTCGGCGGCGACATCGACGTTGCGGGCGCCACCCTCCCAAAGCTGGTTGATCAGACCGAGCGCTTCCTGGCCGTTGATGCCGAGATCGCGGAACTTGGTGCCGTATTCCTCGAATGTGTCCAGCAGGTCGTTCGAGATGTTGAGGCCCTTCTGCGTGGACGCCACGATCAGGTCGAACGCCTGCTCGTAATCGCTCACCAGGCCCGTCTTCACGAAGTTGCGAACACCACGAGCAATTTGCTGCGGGTCCTCTTCGAGCACCCCGGATGTCGCCTGGATGCGCTCGATGAACTTCTGCGCGTCAGCCTCGTTGACGTCTGGGCCGATGAGCCCCGACTGGACACCGAACTGCAGGGACCGCAGGTTGTCCTCGAGCGACTGGCCCCACCCATTGGCGTAAGCCTGTCCGGCCGCGTTGCCGAACCGGTTCATGGTCGCGCCATCGAGGCCCATTCGCGTTGCGATGAGGTCCTGCACCTGCAGTGTCTGCAGACCATCGGCAATGCCGTTGGCGAGCAATCGGCCACCCATCACTCCGAGGGTGGCCACACCGGCCAGCGCCAATCCGATTGGCCCTCCCGCTGATCCGAGCCGCAGAAGCGCGGACGAGCCTGCGAACCCGCCGACGAACTCGTTCGCCGCGTCTTGGCCCGCCGCGCCGATACCAGACAGTGACCCACGCAGCCCGCCCGCGAAGTTCTGCCCAGCATTCTGCCCTGCGGACTGTGCAGCCTGTTCGTATTCGCGGTAGGCGTCGGTGGCATCGCGGACCGCCCGCACCTCAGCGCGGCGCGCCTTCTCGACCCGCTCAGCCTGAGCGACGATGCGGTCGTTACTGGCCCCTTCGTCACGCAGCCTCTTGAGCTTCTCCTCCTCGGCGCGAAGCCGGCCCGCAGCATCGCGCGCCTTGTCGTAGGCGTCCGACGCCCGATCGGCAACCTTCTTGACGGCCTGGTCGGCATCCCGCGCCCCATCAGAGAACGCACCCGTAAACGCCTGTCCCGCATTCTTGCCCGCGTCGGCGAACGCCTTCTCGGCGCGCTTTGCGACAGCGGTGGCAGAACGCTCGTCGAGCGTCGGTTCAACGGGAATCGGGATACCCACAGACGCACCACCTTTCAGTTGAAAATGCTCAGCAGCTTGCCGAACTCGCGGTCGTGGAACTCTTCTTCGGCGGCCTCTTCCTCGGCCCGCTCACGCGCCTCGCTCGGCGAGATGAACACGTCGTACTCATACTCGTGTGGGGTGCCGGCGTACTTGCTGGCGCGGTAGGCTGCGACCTCGTTATGCAGGGCTGCGGTCATCTTCTTGAGGATCGACCAGTCGCCGCCGCGGCCGAACGGCTCGGCGGCGTGAGTCTTGAATTCTGAATCTTCGGGCAGCCCGCGAATCAGGTTGAGCAGCAGTCGACTCGACAGCTTCAGGCAGCCCCGCTCGTCACGGTCGCCGCGGTGCCACCACCGAATATCGGTGCCATGGCAATGGATCTTGAGGTCAGATTCGATCTGATCGGGGTAGCGGCACCACAAAGGCCACAAGTTTGCCCTGTATCCCCCCGATCCGGGGTTTCGGCTGATTCCCCCATGGGTCAGAGTCGATGGAACTGTGCAGTCGGACGCAACGTGGCAGGCGCGGAAGACGCATCGAGAGTGCCTGAAACTGGAGAGGACCATCGAGGAGAGGCAATCTTAGCCGCTCACCTGGGCTGTTTCCAGTTGACAACACCGACTAGGCGGCCCACACTGGGCACATGACCACCCGGGAGTTCGACTTCGAAGTCGCGTTTGTCACCGAACCGCTCGACGGTCCCGACGACGAGCGTATCGACCGTGCCATGGAGTTGATCCCGAACCTCGTTGTCAGCTTCGACGGCAATCTGACGGTCGTGACAACTCTCGTTCATGCTGCCGACGCGATCGAGGCGGGGGTCAAAGCCGCAAAGGCTCTGGAAGCCAGCGGTATTCCGGTGATCCGCACGTACCAGGATCTTGTGACAAGACAGGACATCGCTGAGCGGATCGGCGTTACACGGCAGGCCGTCGGTAATTGGGTGCGGGGTGAGCGCCATGACGACGTGCCGTTTCCCGCCCCAGTGTCGCTCGTCGCCGGGGGCATTTGGCTGTGGGGCGACGTGGCTGGATGGGCCCGCTCGCGAAACTACGAGGTTGAGGACGTGTCGTTCCCTTCTTTGGATGCCCACAATCGCATTGATCTTCTGATCTCGGCGGGGATTGGGTCTGTCACCGTGACCACCTACGAATGCGTAGCTGACATCGCTTTCCGCCACCGTGGGACGAAGGCCTCCCTGGGTCATACGTACCAGCGGTCCTATGCACCGGCCTCATGATTGAGCGGGACGGCGCGCCCACTTTCGAAGACGTCCAGGAGCTGCTCAACCGATCTGAGCTCACCGACGTTGTGCTGTACGAACACGCTGGGCGACGTGTCGACGATGCGGTCGACGACGAATTTTCACTTCAGGTCTTGACCAGAGTGGGTGACACCGAGTTCGAGATCCGTTGCAAGGTCACCGCGGCCGGGCACGGCGGCCAGTACCTCGCCGATGCTGGGGCTGTGTTCACGCTCCAGTCCGCTGCAAAGATTGAGGAAGGTACAGCTCGCGAATTCGCTGAGAAAGTCGGGGTAATGGCTGTCTACCCGTATCTCCGTGCGGCAGTCAGCCAATCCGCAGCCTCGCTCGGTCTCGACCGTCCCATACTGCCGTTACTCCGCGCCGGCGGCGTCAAACTCACGGAATCTATGGACTCGGCCGAGGACGCCTGAGAACAACCGTTCAGGTCGCCTCGTACCGGAGTGCTCGACGCACCTGGCGGATGTGATCCAAGCTGGGATTTCCGGGAGTGCCCGGCACCCGAACGTAAAGGCCGCCGTCAGCCTCGGCGACGTCCACCTCGGCGTTGAGAACGTTGGGATCGAACGAGATCCCGTGACGGATGTAAGTCAACCGGCCTACAACGACCTGGGGGCCCTTGGCGCCTTGTGCACGCTTGGTTTCAATCGTCGCTGCACCCAGGTGGTCTGGCTGCCAGGATTCGACGAGTGCGCTCATGTAACTCATGAGCGTGCGGTCGTCGGTGTTGTCTTCGAGATCAAAGGCGACATGGTTGTATGGTCGCCGGGCATCGACGAAGCCTGCCCGAACGGTGTACTCAAACTTGGTCGGGCTCGTCTCTGGCCGGTCGCCGACCGCCCTTCTGGCCAGTTCGATGTTCAAGCCCGGAGCCGAGCGAGGACCCTTGTTCACCCGCTCAGTCACCGATGTGATCGCGGCCTCAAGATCGCCTTGGTCGTCAACGTCGATGGGCACGAGGTCGTAACCTGTCTGCGCATCGGGTTGGCGCGGCCGCCAAATCCCCCACGGCCCGTATCTTTCTGGTTCCGGCGGGGCCAACTGCAGCGAGCGTTGCAAGCGTCGCGCCGCGTCCTGCAGCGAATCCGGGCGGTTACCCCAACCGCCGATCAACCAGAGCACTCCTGTCCCCTTCTTCACTGTGGCGGTACCACCGTAACCGTAATCAGGTCGTCATAGCCTTCACGTTCGACGATCCGCTCAATCGCCTCTGCCGCCTTCGGTTCGGCTACTCGCCATTCGACCGGAATGCCCTGGGCCTCGGCAATGCGGTACTGGCGTTGGAGTTCGTCGGGTATGTCCTTGGCCGGTCCGAAATCTGGATTGAATTCTCCGTCAGGTCCCTCCCAGAGGAGGCGAAGAGGTCCGCGAACAGCCAGCTGACACATGATGCTCGGGGCGCTCGATAGCATCACTTAA